ATGAAAGAGATAATTGAAAATGTAAAGCTGGTGGAGAATGCTCCGTTGGAAGAGCCTGCCCGTCAGTATTATTTTATGGAAAAAGCAAAAGAATACGTTGCTAAAATGTCTGAGAAACTGGGGCGTCCATTAACTGCGTGTGTGACGACATTTGGTTGTCAGATGAACGCGGTTTCCACGATATAAAAAAAGCCCGTAAATAAAGGATTTTTTAAAATTAAAATGCACAAAGGAGAAAAAGAAAATGGGATTGCTTGGTAAAATATTCGGCAAGCAGGAAACAAAGACAGAACCGAAAAAAGAAGCGGTGCAAGAAAAACCGAAAGCAGTAATCAAAGAGCAACGGCACATTCTGGAAAACATCGACGCGCACATGGAAACAATCATGGAATACGCAGAGAAAAACGACGATTATAAACTGTCAAAGAAAGCATTGATTGAAGAAGGAAGAGACGACGAAAAAATCTATGAATTTGAAATGCGGGAAGAAACACAATTAAACCAACAACCAGACGGAACGATAGAAGCGACGATTCACGGGGAAACGATCGGAACAATCAAACAAGGAAGCCACGCGAAAGTAAACAAACTTATCAAAAGCGGAAACATAAGGAATATTCACGCGGAAGTGTCGGGCGGAAACTATAAAATATTAAAGTACCTGTCTTCGCGTGATGAATACGTACTTGACGAACTAGAAAATCAATTCAGCATCACAATAGAAATATCATACGCAGAACCGTTATAAAAAATAAGCGCATCAAATACAAAAAAAGTGTTTGATGCGCTTATTTTTTTAATTTCGGATATCAGATTTATCAAGAATGATCTTTTGTGCGTCGTCGATTTCAAACGCCAAAGCACAGCCGAGAAAGTCAGCGATCTTTATTAGATCTTCGGCGGAAAAGCTGCCGCGACTAAATTTATTGCTTAGTGACTGCCGCCCGATACCTAAATAGTCGGCAAGTTCGTTCATTTTACGCCCTTTCATTTTCAGAAGGGCTTTTATTTTATCAGATACACCCATGTTATCAACCCACCTTTCTATGAACAAAGGATAACACAAACAAGGTTATAAAGTCAACGATTAAGAGTAAAAAAATAATCAAAAACATTTACAAAAGTATTGACAACATAATCAAAAAGGTGTATTATATAATCAGAAAGAGGAAATAACAGAAAGGCGGTAACAAAATGAAAAGATTTGAAATCGGACAGAGAATTGATAAAGGCGGGGTTGTATTTGAGATAACAGGAAGAACAAAGAAAACTGTTAAATTCGTAGAAATTCAGCACGCAGGAAGATTCAACGAAAGAAGAAGCGAAGAGAAAAAGAAAAAGATCTTCGAATGGCCGGAAAGAGAAATCTTCTTCGTATCGCCTTATGAAGTAGAAGCATAAAGAAAAAACAGAGCCGGGGCAGCAGTCCCCGGCAGAAAGGAAAAAGAAATGTACGAAACAGTAAAAGTTGTTAAAGGATATGAAATCAAAAGAATGAAGGGAACGCGCGGAGCATATTTCGTAAACGTAAGAGAAGACGACGGGATCGGATTCAGAGAGTTTCACACATTCAGAACAATCAAAGCGGCAACAGAATTCATCGAAACAGCATTATAAAAACAACTGTAAAAAGTCTGATAAATCAGATATACTTATAGCAAAACAGAGCCGGGGCAGCAGTCCCGGCAGAAAGGGACAAAATGAAAAAAGACTGGGAAGAAATAGAAAAATTCTTTAAACTTCTGGAGCATGACGAAACACTGGATAAACAACTGAAAGAAACAACCGGATCAGAAGAATACTTTCTGATTATCTTAGAGAGTTTAAGCCCGCTTCACGCACTGGAAACAAGAAAAGAAAAAGAGAGAAAAGAAGAATTAAGAAAATTATATGATCTGTGCAACACCGATGAAGAACTCGACAAGGAACTGGGGACCATGGCGGGAATCAACGGCGGATATTTAACAACAGCACTTGAAAAGATCATCAAATAAAGATCAGGGCGGTAGCAGTAGCCGCCCGGCAATTAAAGCAGCCACGATCCGCCCGCGGGAGATTGTGAAGGTCCGAAGCCCTTGTAAATGCTGACGGGTTGCAACGGGGCGTTGTAATGCTGTTTGACAAGTTCCGGCCGGGTTTAATGTGAACCGGGCGCCGTGGGAGAATTAAACCGCTTGTTTCTGTACCACTTCACAAAATCCACACTGAAAGCGCGGGACCTTATAACGCCCGTTCCGTTGCATTTTTAATCGCGGTATATAAATTTATGGGAAAGACCATTCGCGAACACGATTTCCGTCACGCGGCGATCTTTTACCGTGATATGATCCAAAACCAGATTGAAAAACTCTTTGATCGATTCTTCTTCGACCATTCCGGCCAGATCGCTATATACGATATGAGATCCGGCGCGGATCTTATGCGTCAGGAGAAAAGCGGAAGCGGATTTCATGAAGGCGGATTCATCAACACCGGAAGCGATATGCGTTTCGGTCAGTTCTTTCAATTTGTTTTCGGCAGCCACGCGCCCGGAATCAAACCGATTTTTCTTTTCCAGATATTCTTTTTCACTCATTCCGTCGTCACTGAAATAATACGCATCTTCCAGACGTTCTTTCGCGCGTTCATATTTTCGGATTTGATCTTTCAGACTTTCAATTTCTGCCGGATCAGCGGCCACGCCTTCCTGATCCACCAGATCAGCGCGCCACAATGCGCCACCCGTGGCAGATTTACCCGTTAATAGTTCAAAGGTATTATTTAAGCTATCGGACGATAAACCCATAATATCGGCAAATACGGTCTTGTCAGACAGAAGCATTTCTTCTAGATCTTCCGGGGTTTTGATCTTCCGTCGTTCGTTTGATACGCGGACCATAGCGGATATATAGTTAATCACAAACGGACCGATCTTCACGTCGCTGACGTTTAGGTTCTGACAGTGAATCGCCCGCGTTTTTGCGCCACAATAATACATAGACGGGGTAAAGCCGTTCTTTCGGCGCCTATCCTTTTTACCCACTAGATAACCAGAACCACACGAACCGCACTGGATCAGACCGGCGAAGACATTACAATTCTTTTCTACCGGGTGCGATCCACCCATATTTCTTTGATCTCGGTTAATATCCATAATTTTATTGACTTTTTCCCATATTTCAGGATCAACAAGCGGTTCGAAGACACCTTCAAGGTACACAACTTCGTCAACGGGCTTTTTTCTTCCGCGCGCGCTTTCCCGATAATTGTATCGGTAGTCGCCTTTATTCATCGGATTACGCAGAAAATCGCCGACGGTTTTCGAAGTCCATTCGCCGCCGCGCTTCGTTGGGATATTATGAGCGTTATTATAATCACGGATTTTTCCGGTTGACTTTACTTCCAGATACATTTCATACATTGCCCGACCGAACGGGGCTTCCTTTTCGGAATGCACCGGCCACCCGGCGGACGAATCCCAGTCCCACCCATAAGGTACACGCGCGCCGTTCCATTTCCCTTCGTTGGCGCGTCCGATCATAATATCCTTCACGCGTTCACTTGTCAGCTTTCTTTCCAGTTCCGCAAATACAAGAATAATCTTCAGGACAGCTTCGCCGATCGCGGAAGACGTGTCAAATTGTTCATTCAGTGAAACAAACGTCACGCGGTTGTATTTGAAATCATCATACATCAAAGAGAAGTCAACCAGATTTCGGGAAATACGGTCGATCTTATACACCAGAACGTAAGACACAAGCCCGGCGCGGACTTTCTGCATCATTCTTTCATATGCCGGCCGTTTCGTATTCTTACCGGATCGCCCGGCATCTTCGAAGATCTCTACACGCGACATATCAACGTGTAAGATATGTTTGCAATATGCTTTCAATTCCTTTTTCTGGAACGGAAGCGAATCTTTATCGACCTGATACCCAGTCGATACACGAACATAGATCGCAACGATCCGATCGTCGGCACTGGCAGCAGGTACTTTCATAGCATAAGCCATAATATACACAACCTTTCTGTTTTTTAAAAAAGGGCGTAAAAAATAAGCCCTTTCAAAAGAAAAAGGCCCATGCTATAATAACACTTGGTAGGGAGTTACTACAGCCGGCCTTTTCTGTCGACAGGTAACAATCTATTAAAACGTTCACGGTTGCCGCCGTGGGCGTTTTTATTTTTGTATACTGTTTTAAGATGCGGCGAATTGCAATCCGCCGCAGGCGGGAACACTAATTCCAGAAGTCGGGGGAAATGATATTTCCCTGAATCTTCCTCGAATGGGATTTTATGCCATTTTTTCGGCGTCCCCTTTTTCGCGAGCGTGTAAAGCCCGTAAAGCAAGTTCTTTATCTAGGCTATCCGCTTCGCGATAACAAGTAACAAGAAATTCTTCTTCTTTCGAAATATGTATGCCTTTTCGTTTTGGAACGCGCTTTTCTAATTCTTCCACATCGTCACGTGCCAGTGAATCCATGGTAACATTAAAAAAATCGCAAAGAATCTTGAAATTAGACAGTGACATATTGTCGTAACCGCGTTTATACCAATTAACAATAGTGGTATAAGGTATCCCGCTTTCATCAGCTAATCGACTTTTATTCAGTTCCCTATCAGCCATAAGCGCGTCTAATTTCGAAAGAAAATTCATGATATAAACCTCCTTTCTTTTTGTTACAATTACATAATAAGGTAAAAAAATTACATTGTCAAGAAAAATATTACCATAGAGAGTAAATGCAAAGAAGAAGAAAAAAGAAAGTATTTACTCAATATGGTAATTTATTACTTGACAAAATACCATAGTGAGTATATATTTAAGTCAGACTTACTCATTATGGTAAATCAATCAACAGAAAGGAGCGAAACCACCATGGCAAAACTGGAAATCGCGGTCGAAGTAGCGGACGACAATATTCTGGGAAAAGTCGCGAAGGTAGAAGAAACACGCCGGGCGTTCAATAACGCATGGGCCGACTTAATGAATTGCTTTACTGCAAAATACGGCACTGCCTACGGAAACCCGGCCACAGTAAAAGAAACGCCCGCACCAGACGGAACGGACGCTTCAAACACTTAGTTGATACGATCGGACGGATCGCAATATTCATTATAAACATCCTTGACGGCGGCTTTCACTGCATCGCCTAACTGCTGCAAACTGTCGTCAAGAGATCCGCCGCGTTGTATGTCAATCTCATTTACAAGATTGTTATACAACGATTTCAGAACTTTTGAAATTTCGGAATTTGACATAATAACACCCCCTTTCCTACAGAAGATTATATCACGACAGAACAGGGGACACCACAGAAAGGAGAATGAACCATGTACAAGAATTTAGTTGAGATCCTGAAAAGAAAAGGAATCACGATCAAAGCGTATGCGGAACTGTTGGGAATCTCTGAAAAGTCCGCACAGAACAAAATCTACGCAAGAACAGAGTTCACACTGGGCGAAGCACTGAAAACGTGTGCGTTAATGCCGGAGTATAAAATGGACTATGTTTTCGCAATGGAAGAGAAGGTGGCGTAAATGGAAACACTCTACAAACCATTAACGCCCGCCTTCCGATCCGATATCACGGCCGGCATACATAAAAACATGACAGAGTTAAACACCTGTCAGCCGAACGCCTTAGTCAATATACAGAAAATCGGACTGATCCAGTTAGAAAGGTTAATAAACGCACTTCCTGACGGCTACCCGATACCATTGGAAAGGAGATCCGGCGAATGAAACAGATCCTTGTAATAACGCGGACGTTCCGGGAAGCTGTCGAAGATATGCGAACGCTGCAAGGTTGGATCTTGAAATACACAGTATTCAAAATGGGAATCGAACCACACAGAGGACGGATCACAACCGAACACGCGGAAGTGATATTCGTATCGGCGCAGATCGAAGAAAAACTTCTGGGAAGATGCCCGGACGCGATTTGCAAAAGAACATATCTTGACAACAGCATACGAAAATCTTTTGAAGCAAGAAAACCGAATCTGAAATACCTTCCGGGAATCGAAGGCGTATTAAGAGAAATTATAGAAATCGAGGAAGCGGCAGCGAATGAGTAAAAGAAAAATTGAATCCTATATCATAGCGGCAGCAGTCGCGGCTTTTATTTCCGGTTTCGGAGCGGGAACGGCAGCAGAACAGCACACGCAGGAAGAAGCCGCCCGGCAGCAGTCAACGGAAATGGTAACTTTACAGATTTACAACGAAACACAGAAAACATGGGACACCTATCAGGGAACGCTTGACAGCGAATGTGGACTTCACGGCGACTGGAAATACGAGATCATGGGAAAAGAACTGGTATTAACAGGCGCGCGTCTGATCGGACAAGTACCGGAAGGAGAGTAAATGGCAAGAATTAGTTTTCAAGTGCAACCGATACCGGGCGAAAAGAAATTCAAGGACTTTCAAGAGAACTTCGAAACGATCATGGAAACGCTGTTATATTTGCAAAACGCTTTTCCGAAGATTATCGAAGATCTGGAAGAACCAGAAGACCGTTACGGCGTGGACGTGATAATCGCATTTGACGCGGATCACATTGAAGCACCGGACGGGCAGAAGGGTTTCGGAGTATTCGACACAGACACGGATCGCATTTACATAGCGGCAGACATTCCAGAACCGGAAGAAACGCTGATTGAAACGACGGCGCATGAATTTATGCATTATATCCAGAAGATTAAAGGAAAGCCGTATTCGGAAGAAGAAGCGGAACATTTCGCCGAAACGGTCAGATATCAGGTCAAACGACGGATCGCAGACACACGGGCGCAGACACAGCCGAAGAAACGACATTTCAAGAATCCGGCGCAATATATCGGAAGCAGAAAGAAAAGAAAGAAGATCGTTCGCGGCAAATAACCGGAACGCGGGGCGATATATGAAAAAAGAAAGAAAAATCATCATGACATTATCCGGCGACGGCCTGACGGCGGACGAACTGGGGCGACTGGAAAGGACAATCAGACAGATCAACTACACACGCCGGAAAAATAAAGATACCGAAATTCGGTTCAACTACTCACTGAAAGGAGATCTAACCAATGAAGGAAGAAAAGACAATCGAACAGGCGTTGAAGGACGCGGCAGAACAGGCAGGAGCAAAACCGGAAGAAATGAAAACCGTTGCGGTCGAACAGATCGCCGGGATTCATGTTTTTAGTTCGGACATGAAGAAACCGCCGATCGTGTTAATTGACGGCGAATTTGTGGACGTGGCGACACTTCTTGGATATGCAATCAGCGAATTCATAGACGGAGCAGTAGCGCAGGGAACGCAACGCGCACACGTCGAAAGATTCATGGTCGGCATAACACAGAAGGCAATCGCGACATCAAGAGCGGAAGCATACAGAAAAGCTGTTCAGGAAGGAGAAAAACACTAATGGGAATCATAGACGCATTTAAACCGGAAGACCGGACAGAGATTACATATTCTAATTTTTACAACCTGATTAAACAGGCGGCGAAGTACGAAATTGTAATGAACGCCGTTAATTGCAACGTGCCACACGGCTACATACGGGAGACAATGACAGGGAAGAAAGAGGAACACAAAGAAGAAAAACCGGTTCACGGGACAAGAAAACGCCAGATTGAAAAAGTGAAGAGGAAGGGAGAAAAGAGCAATGACAAAAATGAACCTGAAATTTAGAGACTTTTTAACACTGTTAAGCCCGGCACAACATATCACGGTACAGGACGAAGACAACCCATTAAAACAGGGAGAATCTGACACAATCTTCAAAGGAAAAGCCGCGAAAGCCCGTCGGGAAGAAGAACTGGCAGACCGTGAAGTAAAAATGATAGCACCGACAGGAGATCCAGATCTTCCGGGAACTTATGTTTTCAAAATCTGGTTATATAAATAATGACAGTCGGAGAGATCAGGGAAGTATCGCAGCCGTCGGCGCGGGCGTGGATTGAAAAGGACGGGAACGTATTATTTGCAGACTGGTTTTATAAGGTCCCGGAAGACCTACTGAAAGCAAAAGTCAAAGAATTTGCATTTGCGCCGGAAATCTGTCACAAGGACTGGGAAAAACTGGGGCTTATCAGCCCGATGCAACCGGAAGAAATGCCGGACTATAGTTTTTCTGATTTAATGATGAAACTTTACTACAGAATGAAAATATAAAGGAGATCTAACCACAATGCAACCATACAAAATAGATAAACCAATCCGGTTGATCGAATTATTCGCCGGAATCGGATCACAGGCCATGGCGTTGCGGAATCTGGGAGCAGATTTCACGACCTATCGGACGTGTGAATGGTGGATTCAGCCGAACGCAAGTTATAAAGCGATCCATTGCGCGGACGACACAAAAGACTATAGCGCAGATTTTAGCAAAGAACAGATAGCCGAAAAACTGTCGCGATGGGGAATTTCCAACAACGGAAAAGATCCAATGGCAGAAGATAAAATCAGGAAGAAGCCGGAATGGTGGCTTCGCGAAGTGTACAACAACATATGGGCGACGAAAAACCTTGTAAATATCCAGAATATCACAGGCGACGATCTGGGAGTGGTGGAAACAGATAAATACGCCTACATAGTAACATATTCATTCCCGTGTCAGGATTTAAGCGTCGCCGGGAAAATGGCCGGCATGGATAAAGGATCAGGCACACGATCCGGTATGCTATGGGAAGTTGAAAGACTTCTGGACGAAATGAAGGAACTTCCACAGATTCTTCTGATGGAGAACGTGCCGCAGGTCATGCAAAGAAAGAATTTACACAATTTTGAAGCATGGCAAGAGTTTTTAACCGGGAAAGGCTATAAAAATTATGCAAAGATCATGAACGCAAAAGACTTCGGCATTCCGCAGAACAGACAGCGCGCCTATATGGTGTCGATTCTGGGCGATTATGATTATCAGTTCCCGGAAGAAATACCACTGGAAAAGACCATGGACGATTTACTGGAAGACGAAGTGGAAGAAAAATTCTATGTAAATTCAGAATCTGCCGACGGACTTATCACGGAACTGATACAGAGCGGACGACTTGAAAAAAAGTGTCAAAAACCATAAGAGGGGGGGGCAGAGGTAGCAAAGACCGCCACGAATGAGACTTAATCAGGATAAAAAGACAATGCAGATCGGTAACATAATGAAAGGCGCGTCCGGGTGGGATAATCCGAGCGTCGGTCGTGTTTACGATCAAAAAGGTCTTTCCCCAACGCTCAATTCATGCACAGGGGGGGACGACAACCCTATATCATAGTGAGGTGCGACGATGAAAAAAAGGATACCGATAGCGATTAGAGGTAGAAACCCGGTAAACCCTTCGGATAGGACGCCAGGAATCCCAACCATACAGAGAATCGAGCCACAACAGGAAAATATCTGCAATACATTAACGACAGTCAATAAAGACACGATGATTCTTGAAATTGTAGAAGATTCTGTAAATCCGATTAGGGGGGGAGAATTCAGAAGTTAGGAGCATTAGGCGGAGAACATCAAGGGAATTTAGTGTTTGACAGTTGCGGAATCTGCCGTTGTCTGACGGCGACAGAATACAAACACGCAACGAAAATTATCAGAACAGGATCAAAAGAATGTTAGAAGCAGTAATGATAAAACAGGCGACAAAAGCCGGATTTATAAAATGGCAAGTAGGGGGGGTGGCAGATCTCAGCTTCCCAACATCAAAGACCAGACGCGGACGCGTTCAGGCGGGCGGGACCGTCTGCCCTACGATAATGTCGAGCAATCAGGAGTTGTACAAGTTGGAGCGTAAAGAAATGGAATCATACAGAATCAGAAGATTGACACCGTTAGAGTGTTGGCGACTTATGGGATTTTCAGACGAAGATTTCAGGGCAGCAGAAGCAGACGAAATAAACAGCGATACGCAGTTATACGCGCAGGCGGGAAACTCAATCGTTGTGAATGTACTGGAAGCAATATTCGGGGAAATGCTACCGAAGGACCAGGCCATAAAAGAAGAAGCAGAACAGGAGAGAAAAGAACAGGTGGACGCGATAAAACAGAAGATCTATGAACTAACAGAAACAGAGTTAAAAGCAGCAAACGAAAAGTTCCCACTTTTTGCAAGTTCTCACGAAGCTTACGCCGTGATCTTTGAAGAATTCGACGAAGCCCGCGAAGAACTGGAAATGGTAGAATATAGCCTTGATAAATTCTGGACGGAAGTAAAAGAAAATGAATCGCTAGAGGTTAAAAACAAACGCCTGACACGAATCTATGAAAATGCCGTAAAACTTGCAGTCGAAGCGATCCAGACATCAGCAATGGCGCGAAAAGGAATTTTAAGCAGCTACCAGAAAGGAGATCTGGCACATGGAGAAACGACAGAAAATTGAAGAAGCATTGAAAGAAATCGGGATTTATACCGTGGAAGATTTAAACAGAGCAATCAAAGAGGAAAAACCGCTTGATCTGGGAATTATGACCGGACAGGCGACAGCAATCAGAAAGGTGGGTTAAATGGATACAAAGGGAAATCGAATCATAGCCGTTGATTTTGACGGAACACTACATACGGGAACATGGCCGGAAATCGGCGACGTAAACATGACCGTTTTTAATTTTTGCCGAAATGAACAGTTGAACGGATCGCGCCTGATACTCTGGACGAACAGAGACGGGGAACAGTTGGAAGACGCGGTGGCGTGGTGTAAGGAACGTGGACTTGAATTTGACGCAGTAAACGAAAATCTGCCGGAACTAATTGAACTATACGGGAACGACTGTCGGAAGATCAATGCGGACATCTACATAGACGACAAAGCGGTAAATCCAATGAGAAGACGGCAGATTGCCGGACTTACATCATTAAACCCGTATGACAACCCGACAGATCGGGAAGTATTCGCACAGATCCAGAAGCAGAAAGAAGCAGAAAGAAAGGAATCTAACCAAAATGAAGAAACTGAAAAGAATTCTGAAAGCGATATCCAGACGGAAAAGACAAGAGAGACTGAAACGTAACTATAAAAAGTATTCTTTACAGATCCCGCGCCTGATGAAATCAGAAACGACAATGGAACTTGATTTCGCGGCCGGATATCTGATCGGGCAGTTCGAAGCCGCCTACGAATACGGGGAGCTGTCAGAAAAACAATACGACGAACTGACACAGATCGTTAATTATATCCACGAAGGGGAAAGGCAAAAAAAGGAAAATGAATAAAAGAAAAAGCGGATTACAGAAGATAAAAACTTCTGTGATCCGCCTTTTCGAACGATATCGAAATCTAACCAAAACCATAATACACCCGGAAGGAGTGAAAGTCAATGATAAAACTATATGAAGAAAGCGAACTGAAAAGACTGACAACATCGGAAATTGACAGAATGAAAGACGACACGGTTTTTATACAGATCAGCGAAACGAAATTTGAAAGAAAAAAAGATCCTGAATACGATCGTTATTACGACGCCTATTTATGCGAAGTGATGGACCGCGACAAATACGAAAGAAGAACCAAAACGGGACAATTAAGGAAGCTGAAAAAGAAGATCCATAAATTAAAGGAAGAGAAAGACGATCTTTCGGGAAGGTTAGACGCGGCCGCGGAAATCGCAAGCGCAGAGGTACGCAAACGTCAGAAAGCGGAAGAAACGATCGAAGAAATGAAAGCCGGGTTCAGGGAACTAGAACGCGTGTTCGGAGATTTACCGCCGGAGATCGTTTCGTTATACAGAATACCAGATCGGAAAGGGTAAAAACACGAACGCGTGTTTCTTCTATATATAAGAAAGAAATCTTAACCGTCCTTGTAATGGGTATTAACAAATCAGACACTATTGTTTTTATATATAAAATAAATAAATACATACATGGATGGGAAGGGGGATTCTATGAAGCAGAAACGAAGCTATGATAACTACGACTACAACGAAGCGTATCAGTATGATCTTGACAAAGAGATAGAGAAGGCAGCAAAAGAGAAATTCAGACGTGAGAATCCCTTGTTGATAGATTTCGAAGAACAGTGGAAGGAACAGCAGGCAAAACTTGAAGAATGGGAATACGAACGACTGTTGAAAGAAGGGAAAGTGGAAAGCCTTTACAGAACATCAACGATCAAGTGTAAAAACATAAAATCCGGGAAAGAGATTGCGGAAGTGATGATCTATCCGTCTTTCTATAACCGGGCAGATATGCCACACACGAAGAAAAAGAGAGAAACGAAGCCGTCACAAAGGAATTTGAACGACAAGAACGCCCGTCGATATGTGATCCGCCTTGCGAATATCAATTTCGGTTCAGGGGATATCTGGGCGACGTTCGGGTGGGACGATCACTACATACCGGAAGACATAGAGAGAGCAAAAAAGGACGTGACGAATTTTATCAAGCGAGTGAACCGCAAGAGAAAGAAACGCGGGTTCGATAACATGAAATATATCTACGTTCTGGCCGTGGACGATTACACACGCCCACATTTTCACATACTCATGAGCGGCGACGGCGTGGATCGTGACGAATTAGAAGCAATGTGGGGAAAATGCAAGCGACCGAACACGCGCCGGGTAAAACCGGACGAAGATTTCGGAATAACAGGCCTTGCGACCTACATTTCCCAAAATCCGCACGGGACAAAACGGTGGTGCAGCTCAAAGAACCTGAAAAAGCCACCAGAGCCGACAAGATCATACCGGAAATTCAAGAAACGCCGTGTTGAGAAAATGGCAAAGGATCACGAAACACTGAAACAGAGCCTTGAAAAAGAATACGTGGGCTATCGCTTTTTAGACGCCGAAGTGAAGTTCAACACAGTGACAGCCGCGTTTTACATATACGCAAGAATGACAAGAGACTGAAAGGGGAGATCACATGGCGGTCAAATTACAAAACATGAAAAATTCAGAGATCACGGAGCAGATAAAACTTTTTAACTGGGCGCGGTCGGTCCGGGAATTTATACCGGAATTAAAATTATTGCACCATATCCCGAACGAAGGGAAGCGGACGAACGGCGCATTGCTGAAAGCTGCCGGAATGGTATCGGGCGTTCCTGACCTGTCGCTTCCGGTAGCGCGCCGGGGATTCAACGGTCTGTACATCGAAATGAAATTCGGGAGCAACAAGCCAACAAAAGATCAGGTCGAATTTATGGCAATGCTGAAAGATCAGGGATATAAAACGGCGGTTGTATATTCGGCAGAAGAAGCGCGAAGCCTGATCCGGCACTATCTGGCACGGGCAGACAACTTCGATCTGGTTAATTGTGAGGAAGCCCCAAAAATGTTCGGGTGCTGTGAAGGCATCGAAGCAGACTGGACGCCGTGCGCGAACTGTGAACTGTACAAGAAAAATAAACAGCCGGAATGGTAGGAAGGAGAAAAAATAATGTTTGTAAGATTAAGAGATTTCAAAAGACTGATAAAAGAAGCCTACACGGGCGCGGGCTTATGCGTTGCGCGCCGGGGAAATCAGTTGCTTTTCGGCGGCTCATACTGGGCGATCGCCACAATGAAAGAATCACTGGATAAAAAGGCACTGGCAGCAGTGATCGAATTAACGGGAGAAATGCCGGAAGATGGGGGGGCTTTCAAGGCAACAAAGGAAGCCAACCAGTACGAGATCAACGAAGTACACTGGAATTTGATAGACACGACATACCAGTACGAAGACGAGGAAGAAAAACTAACAGTGACGCGCCTTGTATTAAACAAACACCCATACGGTCAGACCATGCGAATTCTACAGGCAGAAGACGGACGGGTGGACGTACTGGGCGAAGGATTCATTCAGGCAATCGATCCGTCGTCGATGAACACCGATTACGAATACGAGATCGAGGGACCGTTTATCAATCGGCATTTTCCGAAACAGGTATACTGGAGAAGCGAAGCAACAACCCTGACCGCATTTCTTTTCGACCGCGACGATATGAAAGAAAAAGATCTTCTGGACTATTTGCAGAACACAAAGATCGAAGGATAAGGAGAAACGGCCATGGCGTATAAACTGGATAAAAACACAAAAACGATCGTCCGGGCAATCATGAAGGATCAGGAGAAGCGAGACAGGAGAAAACACACCGGGCAGTATACGGCGTTCGACCGACGGGCGGATAAGGCAATCGAAGAAGCAAAAGAGAATATCGGACTGCAAGGATTCACAGGAAGCACACGCGATCAGGTTATCGAGAAGATCTGTCAGAGCTTGAAGGATAATACGCCGTGGGAACTACTGGGGGAAACATATTGTTGTCGCCGCTTATTCTACGAATACCGGAAAGAGTTCTGCTATCACGTGGCGGCGTCAATGGATATGATTGGCAGCAGTAGGAAGACAGGTCAGAAATGAACAGCGACAGAAGATAGAATGGAGAGTGACAAGTGGCGAAAGAATATGCAAAGCCTTTTTACAATTCCGAAGCATGGAAGAAGACACGAAAAGCCTATTACAGAAGCAAAGGTGGAATCTGTGAACGATGTCAGAAAGAATTCGAGGAAGGCAAACGCAGCTTGAAAGAAGTCAACATCGGAACGATAGTGCATCACAAGAAATGGATCACACCGAAGAATATCAACGATCCGAACATCACGTTGTCGTGGGATAATCTTGAAGTCGTGTGCGACGAACACCACAACACAGAGCATCACGGCAAGCCGAAGCGATACAGGTTTGACAAGGACGGCAATATCATTCCGACAAAATCATTTTCCTGAAAATCAAAAACAGATCAGCCAAAAACAAAAACGAAATCGCGAAAAGCGCGCCAACCACTCCCCCCCGGGGTAGCAAAAATTTTTCTACCAAGAGAACCGAGGGAGCTAGGTAAAAAAAACTCTCCGCAGGCGCGCGCACGTGAGAGGGGGTGTAAATGCATGGATTTAGAGAAAGATAGAGAGATAAAACCAGAAGAAGATCAGGTTTTGCCGGAGTTATTGGAACTTCTGGGAATATTCAGAGATTTACCGGAAGCACGGAAAAAGAATCTGAAAACGAGACTGAAAAAAGAAGCAGCGGGCGAGATTTTAACCGAAGCAGAGGTCGAAAAGGAACGAAAAAAGATCATGGAATTGTTCAAGGACGTTGAGGACGACCGGAAAAAGAAAATGATCGAACGCAAGGTAAAAGAAATGGCTTTTCAGGCTGTGGCGATCCGGGAAGCAAAATACTCAATCATGACGGAAGGGCTAAAAACCGAAGTTGTCAACGGCTCACAAAGATACATGAAAGAGAATCCGGCAGTTGCAACCTTTGACAAATATTCGCGGGCGTATAACTCAAATATCGACAAACTGATCGAGTATTTACCACAACAGCAGACGGAGAAAATGAGCAAGTTGGCAGCGTTTAGAAATGCATAACGTATATGTGAATTACATTGTCGAGTATTACGACAAAATCGAACGCGGGCAGATCATAGCGGGAAAATGGATAAAGAAAATTTATAAAATCCTAGTTGACGGCATAAAATCCGGCGACTGGGATTTTGACGCAAAAAAAGCAAATAAGGCAATCCAGTTTATCGAAAATTTCTGCCACCACTCAAAGGGACGGAACGACCTTTTCAAGTTGGAACTATGGCAGAAAGCTATTGTTTCGGCAATCTTCGGAATACTGGATAAAAAGACGCACCGACGACAGTTCCGGGAAATCTTTCTTTTAGTCGGACGTAAGAACGGGAAAAGCCTTTTCGCGGCGGCAATTATGGCATATGTGGCGTATATCGACGGAGAATACGGCAGCGAATTATATTGTCTTGCGCCGAAACTGGATCAGGCTGATATCGTGTATGACAGCTTTTACAAGATCACACAAGCGGAAGAAGAACTGGCAGAAGTGACAAAGAAGCGGCGATCCGATATCTACATAGCGGAACTAAACACCACAATAAAAAAGATTGCGTTCAACGCAAAGAAGGCGGACGGCTTCAACCCAACAATGACAACCAATGACGAAATGGAAGCATGGCCGGGCGATCAGGGCTTGAAGCAGTACGAAGTTATGGTATCAGGTACGGGAGCGCGAACAGAGCCGATCACGCTTTCTACATCGACCGCCGGATATGTCAACGACGGAATCTTCGACGAACTGATGAAACGATCAACAGCTTTCTTGAAAGGATCGAGCAAAGAAAGACGATTGCTTCCGTTCCTGTACATGATCGACGATCTGGAAAAGTGGAACACAAAAGAAGAACTGGCAAAAGCTAACCCAAATTTAGGCGTATCGGTTCAGTGGGAATTCTTCGAAGAACAGATCGCGATCGCGCTACAGTCGTTATCAAAAAAAGCGGAATTCATGACGAAGTATTGCAACATCAAGCAAAATTCTTCGATTGCATGGCTTGACTATGAGACGGTAGCGAAGGCAGCAGGACAACCGCACACACTGGACGACTTCCGGGGTTGCTATTGCGTGGCCGGTATAGACCTTTCACGAACAACCGACCTGACGGCCGTTTCACTGGTTATCGAAAAGGGCGGAAAGAATCACATTATCACACAATTTTTCATGCCGCAGGAACGCTACAACGTGGCAATCGACGAAGAAGGCGTCCCATACAACATTTTCAAAGAACAGGGCTATCTCACGATATCGGGAGAACATCAGGTAAATTACAAAGACGTGTTCGCATGGTTCGTGCGCCTGATAAAAGAATATAAGATCCGACCGCTAAAAGTCGGTTACGACAGATATTGCGCGGGTTATCTAGTGGAAGAAATGAAAGAAGCAGGCTTCCACATGGACGACGTATATCAGGGAACGAACCTGACGCCTATATTAAACACCTTCGAAGGGGATCTGAAAGACGGAATGTATTTGATTGGAGAAAACAACCTGTTAAAATCCCACCTGTTAAACGTGGCCGTTCAGATCCAGACAGACGACAGCAGAATGAAACCTGTCAAGATCGAAAAGCGGGCGCATATCGACGGCGCGGTATCGATCTTCGATGCACTGGCCGTAAAAATGAAATACCACAAGGAAATCGGCAGACAATTACAAAATGCAGCATAAGAGAGGGCGCGCCCCTCTCTTTTTTGCGTCTGAAAACAGGTCAGAAATGAACGCACTTAAAAGATAAACTGAACTGTGAATAAAGCCGAAAGGGGGTAGAACGAAACGGGAATATTAAAAGATTTTGCGACATTCCGCAAAATGAAGTTTAGTCCGATATTCACAATCCGGGGCGAATACAACGCGTCGGCGGATATGGACGCAAGCGATATCATCGGATCGATAACAAACTGTATCGCAACGAACGTCGGAAAACTGACACCGCAGTTGATTCGCACAGATTCACGCGGAATGATGATTCGCGACGATTATCTGGCGAAACTTCTTTCATTGCGTTGGTCGCCGGAACTGTCCGTATACGACGCACTGTACAAAATGGCAGCGCAGCTTGTCAGAAAATCCAATGCATTCGCAGTGATTTTTTACAATGACGATTTTTCCAAAGTCAAAAGCATTGTGCCAATCACGACACGCGGGTTCAGAGTGTGGGAAGACGAAGAAACCGGAGCAATGTTATTCCGGTTCACGTGGGACTATGACGGGAAGATCTACACGGTCCCGTATCAATCCGTGATCCACCTGAAAGCAAGATTTGACAGAAAGCGTTTTTTAGGATCTGAACCAGATCCGGCATTGAAAAACACACTGGAATTACTGGACGCAACCGGACAGGCATTGCGGAATCTGGTTAAAAATTCCGCCAACCTGAAAGGTTATTTGAAATACAACAACTTTGCGGACGACGAAGAACTGAAAAAGAAAGTAAAAGAATTTCAGGAAGCATACATGGACGCGAGCAACGAAGGCGGACTGGGCGGACTGGATAACACAATGGAATTTCACGAAATCAACCAGAAAGCCCCAACTATTCCGACGCTGCAATCGCAGTTTTTACGCGATAACGTATACCGCTATTACAACGTGAATGAAAATATTTTAATGTCAAAATTTTCAGAATCAGAGTGGAACGCATTTTACGAAAGCGTGATCGAACCGATAGCCCTTCAATTATCACTTGAATTCACATTCAAATTACTGACGGAGCGGGAAAGAGGATTCGGAAACAAGATCATATTTTCTTCAAATCGTTTACAGTATGCGACATTGCAGACGCGATCCACAATCGGATCGGTTCTGTATGACCGAGGAATTATCACAATCAACGAATTCCGCGAACTACTTTACTATGAGCCGATCGAAGACGGCGACGTGAGAATGGTATCACTGAACTACGTGAAAGCGGACGATCAATCACTGTACCAGACAGGGCAGCAGGACGGAAGCGGCGGCAATGGACCGCCGGAAGGCGACGGACACCAGCAGGCGGCGAAAGTACCGCTTGAAATGCTTATGAACGCTATCTATGTACAAGCAAAACTGAAAGGGGGCAGACAATGGCGGACGTATTAAAAGGGCTTGAAATCAAAAACATGACCGACGTTTCCGCGGATCTCTACTTTTACGGCGATATCGTGTCGGACTGGTGGGGAGCATGGCAGAACGAAGATCAGTACCCGGACGCTATCAAGAATTTTCTTTCCCAGGCAGAAGGAAAAGACTTGAATGTATATGTTAATTCCGGTGGCGGATCAGTGTTCGCAGGAATGGCGATCTACAACATGATTAAACGCCACGGAGAAAAAAACAAAGTGAAAGTATACGTGGACGGCTTGGCCGGTTCGATTGCATCTGTAATCGCATTTGCGGGAACAGAGCCGCCGGAAATTCCGTCGAATGCATTCTTGATGATTCACAAGCCATGGGGCGCAATTTCCGGCAATGCGGACGAAATGCGAAAAATGGCGGACGATCTGGATAAAATACAGACCGGAATCATGAACGTATACGAAGATCATCTGGCGGAAGGCGTCACGATCGATCAGGTGGAAGCACTGGTAGACGCGGAAACATGGTTGGACGGAAAGGAAGCGGCGAAATATTTCAATATCGCACAGACAGACGCGGCCGATTATGTGGCAGCAGTCGGCGACTATTTGAACCACGCCGGAAAGTTGCCGGAAAAATTCAAATCACACCAGAAACACCCGGAGCAGACACCGAAGGGACCTACACCGGAAGAACAGGCGAAAGCGGCAGCAGACGCCGAAAAAAGAAACCAGATCAAAAGATTATGTATCGAGGGAATGACGAAAGGAGAATAAAGCGAATATGAAGCATGAAGAACTTGTGAACATGAACATGAAAGACCTGAAAGCAAGACTGAAAGAGATCGGCACACAGGCACAGACAGCAGAAGGCGAAGCACTGGACGCCTTGGCAACCGAAGCCGAAGACATTAACGGCATTTTACAGGATATTCAAAACCGCGCAAATATCGCGGGACTGGCAGCACAGGTGGGCGACAATGCCGGGGAAGGAACACCGGGAGAGAAAGGCGACGACGTGAAGAACAAAAAGCGCGAAGAAAGAGGGCAGAGCCTGAAAGACGGAAAGACAGTACAGTTCAACGCAAAAGTAGCGTTCGGATCTGTACAGAATGCGCTTTCTGTCACACAGGCAGTCACACCAAAACACACCGCGAGCGACGTAAAAGAGACATTCAACGACGTTTCCTCACTGGTGGATCGCGTCAGAGCAATTCCGTTAAATGGCGGCGAAACATATCAGAGAGGATATGTAAAAAGCTACGGCGACGGAGCAGGAAGCACAGCCGAAAGCGCAGACTATAGCGCAACAGAACCGACATTCGGCTATGTAACCATGGAAAAACAGAAGATCACAGCATACACAGAAGAACCAGAAGAAATGGTTAAACTTCCGAACGCTGATTACGATTCTGTAGTAGAAGGATCTGTCACACGCGCAATCAGAAAGTACATGAATCGACAGATCATGATCGGGGACGGTACAAGCGGAAAATTCAAAGGCATTTTCCACAACCCGACAAAAGCAGCCGATCAGGTTATTGATCCAGCAAAAGACCTTTCTATGAAGGCGATTACAGACGAAACACTGGACGATATCATCTATGGTTACGGCGGAGACGAAGAAGTGGAAGACGTTGCAGTTCTGATCCTGAACAAAAAGGATCTGAAAGCATTTGCGAAACTGAAAGATAAACAGGGACGCAAATTCTACACAATCGTAAACCACGGAAACACAGGAACGATTGACGGCGTACCATACGTTATCAATTCCGCTTGTAAAGCTGTGACAGATGCACAGACATCAACAGCGGAATACTGCATGGCGTACGGACCACTTAGCAACTACGAAATGCCGATCTTCTCTGATATCGACGCGAGAAAATCAACCGATTACAAATTCAAACAGGGACAGATCGCATACAGAGCAGACATTTTCGCGGGCGGTGCGGTTGCCGCATATAACGGATTTATCCGCGTGAAACGACCGGAAGCAGGAAAACAAGAAACAGAAAGGACGGCTAAACAATGACGTATAACGAACTTGTGGACGCGGCAAAATTGCGCGTCCGAAAACTTTCAAATGATGCATTAGACGAAGACGTGAAAACCCACGTTGATTTCGTACTGGCAGACCTGAAAAGAATCGGGGTAAACGAAGAAAAGTATCTGAAAGCCCCGGAAGATCCGTTAATCATTGGGGCCGTCCTTGCGTATGTCAAAGCATATTACGGAATGGACGCATACCACGACAAATGGTTAGCGGCCTACGATATGCATTTAACCAGAATCAAAGGGGGCGACTACAAATAGACGCATATATCACACTGGTTGAACCGGGCGAAACCAAAGAAGAAGACGTCAAAAACGGCGTGATCGCAACCATTGAACCGATCGGGCGTGATGAATTTGTGGCAGCAGGACAAAAGGGCATGAAAGCCCGCCACAAGTTCAACGTATGGGGCAATGAGTACAACAACGAACAGGAAGTTGAATACAACGGTCGCCGCCTGACGATATACCGAAGTTACGGCCCGAAGGACGACGGAAAGATCGAACTGTACGCCGGAGAAAGGGCGGGCAATGTATGAAAGTAAAGATCGACATTGACGGACTTTCCGACGCTGTACAAGAAGAACTGAAAAACTGGCAGGAAAACACGTGCAACCCGGTTCTGAATGAAGCATACAAAGCCGGAGCGGAAGAAGGAAAGAAAGTTCTTCGACAGGGCGGACCGTACAAGGAGCGCACCGGGAAGTATACGAAGGACTGGGACGTAACGCAAAGAGACAGTAGAGCCGGAAGGATAACCGGGACAGAAAGTTATTCAGTCCATAACAAAAAACATTATCAATTAACACACCTTTTGCAGAACGGACACGCAAGCAGAAACGGCGGGCGTGTCAAAGCCTATCCGCACATCGACAGCGCGGAAGAAAAGGCAGAAAAGGCAGCGACAGGCTATATCGAGGATGAGTTAGGGGGATAACATGCCGACGATTGAAGAAATCATCAAAAGAGCAACGGCGATCGGGCTTCCGATCACGAAGAACGCATGGAAGAAGACAGCGAAAAAGCAGATCCCAGATCCGCCGTATATAGTCTATCTAGTTAGCGAGGACCAGAGGGGCGACGATAACAAGAACACAATCCGGGAAATTGACGGATCAATAGAACTGTACACAGACAGAACGCCGGACGAATCACTGGAAGGACGGATCGAAGAAGAAGTTCTTTCCGATCTGCCGTTCAGAAAATATCAGACGGAGATCACTTCCGAAAACATGGTTCAGACGGCGTATGAATTCAATATCACGCAGAAGAAAGGCAGGAAATAGAAATGGCAGAGACAGAAAGAATCATTCTGGGATCTGGAAATGTCCATATGAAATTATTCGACGGAAATCTGCTGTCGGTTGATGAAATTTGCACAGACGAAAATCAGATTTCATACATTCAGGGCGGCGCGACCATTGAGTACAAGCCGAGTTATTACACAGCAAAGGACGACACAAGAAAGATCCAGAAAACCGTTATAACAGACGAAGAAGCCACAATGAAAAGCGGCTTAATGACATTTTGCGGAAACACGCTTGAAAAGATTTGCGATACCGCACGTGTAAGCTATGCGGAAAAGACTTCAACCAAAAAGAAAAGAAGAATCGTAAAGGTCGGCGGCGGAAACAATCAGGGCAGAAAGAAATATGTAATTTGTTTCCACCATGAAGATCCGGTGGACGGCGATATATGGGTAATGATTGTCGGAAACAATCAGGCCGGTTTTTCCCTTGCGTTCGCAAACGACAAAGAAACAGTCGTGGACGCGGAATTCACGGCGTTACCGCAGGACAAGGAAGGAACACTGATTCACTACGAAGAAGAAGTTCTGGAAGATACACAGAATTTGAGCGATACAACCGAACAGAAACCGGTCGCAGATAAATAAAACAGATAAAACGATCACAAGGCGGCGTATAGACAAAAACGCCGCCTTTTTTCAGAAGGAGAAAAGACAATGGCGAACATGAATTTTGATTTTAATAAAATCCAGAGAAGTTTTTTTAAAACGACATTAAAAGACGGTAGAGAACTGGTTGTAAAAATGCCGATGAAAAAAACATTTGAAAAAATTACGGCAGCACAGGAAATGGATCTGGAAGAAATGTCGGTAGCAGACGCGATGGACACACTAGGCGCAATATGCGCGGAAGTGCTGTCAAACAACCTGAATAAAGAAAAAATCACAATGAAATACATGACTGACAATTACGACACAGAAGAAATGGGCGAATTTATAAAAGGGTTTATGAACTTTGTAAAAGGAGTAAAAGCAGACCCAAACTAATTATACCGTTCTATGACGATCCGAACGCAAAGGAAATTCATTACAAACCAAAAACAAACGCCGAAAAAATGGTAGCGAAATACATGGGGCTTAATTTTTGGGAAGTGGAAGAATTAGATCTTGACGTTTATTTGTTCATGGCGCGGGAATCGGTAATTTATTTTAATTCGCAGACGGAATCAGGGCGAGAATACCTTGAAAACTGTTGGAGAATGACGCAGACGAAGCCGGATCGGCAGCAGTTGCGAGAAAAATTCGAAAAGAAAGGGGGAGAATAAATGGCAAGAAGCAAAATCGCCGGAATTACAATCGAAATCGGCGGAGATACTACGAAGTTAGATAAAGCCATGCAAGGGGCCAATAAAACCGTAAGAACTACACAAACGGAATTAAGAGAAGTAAACAAATTACTGAAATTAGATCCGAAAAATACGGAATTATTAGCGCAAAAACAGGAACTTCTATCAAAAGCGGTCGCCGGAACTTCTGAAAAACTGGATATTCTGAAAGAAGCTGAAAAACAGGTTCAGAAGCAGTTCGAGCGCGGCGAAGTATCAGAAGAACAATACCGGGCATTACAAAGAGAAATCATCAAGGTTTCGAATGATTTAGATGCGGCGGAAAAAGAAGCCAAAGAAACCGCACAAGCACTGAAAGACGTCGGAAAGAAAGAAGAAGATATCGAGAAAGTATCGGAACGCACCGACGAATTCAAAGACAAAATGAAAGCGGCCGGCGAAGCAGTAGAAACGGGAATGAAAGCAGCCGGAGCGGCAATGGTGGCAGCCGGAACGTATAGTTTAAAGTTTGAAAGTGAATACGATCAGGCATTAAACACGCTTACAACATCAACAGGCGCGGCGGCAGACAAAATAGACGGACTGGATAAAGCAATGGCAGCCGTGTATGAAAACAATTACGGCGAAGATATTCAGGAAGTCGGCGAAGCTATGGGCGTAATTGTGCAGCAGACAGGCGAAATGGACCCGTCGAAATTACAAGAAATGACGGAAAGCGCGTTCACACTTCGGGACACCTTCGATATGGACGTCGGAGAATCTATGCGGGCAGTAAATCAGTTAATGACACAATTCGGCCTGTCTTCAGAAGAAGCCTTCGATCTTGTAGCGCAAGGCGCGCAAAATGGGCTAAACAAAAACGATAACCTACTGGATTCGATAAATGAATACGGCCCCAAATTCGCACAAATGGGACTTTCAGCTTCAGATATGTTCAATATGTTCAAAAACGGAGCGGAAGCAGGCGTTTTCGATATCGACAAATTAGGCGACGCAGTAAACGAATTTTCTATCAGAGTAAAAGACGGAACGGCGGACAATGCTTTTAAAGAATTGGGAATGGACGTAGACGTAACAAAGAAAGCGTTCGGAGAAGGCGGTGAAGCAGCAAAAAAAGCAATGCAGGACACTTTCGAAGCACTGGGAAAAGTATCTGATCCACTTGAACAGAACACTATCGGCGTTGAATTGTTCGGTACAATGTGGGAAGACACAGGCGGACAAGCAATCTTAGCAATGGGAAACATGGAAGGCGCGGCGTCAGATGCAGCCGGAACAATGGAAAAAATCAAAGAAATGAGATACGACGATCTGGCAAGCGAATTTCAAGGGCTTGGAAGATCCATACAAACAGAACTAATAAAACCGTTAGGCGAAGAGTTGGGACCGGTTGCAAAAGAAACGATTGACACAGTAAAAGAGAATTTGCCGCAAGCGAAAGAGATTTTAAAAGAAGTGCTTACAGATATAACAGAATTTATAAATTTCTTTGTAAGTCATGCAAATGTATTGCTGCCGCTAATAGCGGGAATTGGCGCAGCACTTTTGACGTGGAATGTCGTTACTATGATACAAGGAATGGTGGCAGCTATAAAGGCGTGGACGGTGGCAACCGAAGGAGCGACACTGGCTCAAAAAATACTGAATTCAACAATCTTAGCAAATCCGGCGGCGTGGATCATAACAGCGATAGTCGGGGTTGTAACAGCATTAGTTTTACTGTGGAATAATTGCGAAGCATTCAGAGAAGCAGTAAAGGGAATCTTGTCAGCTATCGTACAATTTTTCGAAGATGCATGGAACAAAATTCAGGAAGCGTGGGCGGCCGCACAACCATATTTCGAAATGATAAAAGAAGGAATCAAAACCGCTTTTTCGGTAGTTGTGGAAATCCTGACAGCACCGTTTCGAATCGCTTGGTTTTTAATAACTTCGATCTGGGACATTGCAACTACATATTTTCAGAATGTGTGGATCGGAATCCAGACCGTTTTTTCGGTCGTCGGGCAGATAATCGGCGGATTTTTCGAATCCGCATGGATCATTATAAAAGGCGTCTGGGATGTGGTTGTTCTGTATTTTCAAACAATCTGGTCGAATATACAGGCCGTATTTTCGGTAGTTGCTACAGTTTTAGGCGGATTTTTTCAAGTTGCATGGACCACAATTACAACAATCTGGGACGTGGCGACCGGGTATTTTCAAATGATCTGGTCTGTGATACAGGGAATTTTTTCAGTTGTACAGTCCGTACTTTCCGGCGACTTTTCAGGCGCATGGGAAGCGATAAAAGGCATCTGGTCAGCCGTGACTGGTTGGTTCGGTCAGGTATGGTCAGGGATTCAGAATATTTTCGGATCTGTCGGAAGTTGGTTCGGATCAATCTTTCAGTCAGCATGGAACGCGGTTCAAAATGTCTTTTCAAACTGGGGATCATTCTTTTCTGGCTTGTGGGGCATTATCCGAAACACATTTTCAAATCTGGGAACGTCTATCGCGAACGCGATCGGCGGCGCGGTAAAATCCGGGATCAATGGCGTAATATCTATGATTCAAAACACGGTCAATTCCGCGATCAGAATTATCAATGGAGCAATTAACTTGATTAACCGTCTTCCGGGCGTATCGGTTGGAAATGTCGGATATTTAAGTCTGCCACGACTGGCGAAGGGCGGTATCTTAACAAACGGCCGCGCGATTGTAGCGGAAGCGGGACCGGAGATCGTCGAAATGGTAAACGGTAAAACAATCGTTACACCACTTTCAGGAACAGCAAAGAACACGGCACTTGAAAGAAACTTCGGCGGACAGAAAGGAACACTGAAACAAGAAATCAGCATGAATATAGAAAATTTCTATAACAACAGAAAACAGGACGTACGCGAACTGACGGAAGAAGTTATGGAAATGGCGCAGGAATTAAAGGAAAGGGACGATAAAGTATATGCTTAATGAATTTTACGACGATATCAACAGTTTTACATACAACGGGCGGAATTCGCTTGATATGGGACTGGCAGTATACGAAAAAGAAAACATATACGGCCGTCCCAAACCTGTTATTGAAAAAGTAAACATTCCGGGACGTGGCGACGTGATTCTGAACAACAAAACAGATCCGATCGATAACGAAGAATACGAAGATTTCCAGAAGGTGTATAAATGCTATGTTATGCCGGAAGAATATCAGGATCTTGAAATGGTCGCCCGGAATGTGTATGCGTGGTTATACCAGACTGTGCAATATGCACGGCTTGACGACAGTTACGAACGCAATTATCACAGAATAGCCCATGTATCGGAAGAAATGTCGGTGGAAGAAATCGCCGCCGCACTTCTGGGGACCTTAGAAATACAGTTCACTTGCCACCCGTACAAATATTCATACGACGGCGAAAGAACACTAACACTCACAAAAGCGACAAGCATTTTCAATACAGAAGGCTTTACGGCCTATCCGTACATGAAGATCTATGCGACGGGTGCGGTTACGTTGTACATCAACGACCGCGCCCATACATTCAAGGAAATAGAAGACTATATCGAAGTAGACAGCGCGCTATTAAATGCGTACAAAGGGGACACGCTGCAAAATAACAAAATGACTACAACATTATTTCCGAAACTGACAGCGGGCGAAAATAAAATCCGTTGGGCGGGCAATGTAAAGAAAATTGACATTGTGCCGCGGTGGTGCTGCCTGTGATACCGATTCTATATGATCCCCTTGAAACGCAATTTGATTCAAACGGAATCGGACTTCTAACGGACGCGATATCTTGCATTGTAGAGGAAGAAAGAAACGGATCTTTTGAATTAACATTACAATATCCGCAAGAAGGACATCTGGCCGATTACATCGTGGAAGACGCAATCATAAAGGCAAAACCAAACGACAAAGACGGCGATCAGCTATTCAGGATCTATAAATCAGGAAAGCCGATCGGCGGCGTGAATACCTATTACGCCGAACATATCAGTTATGAACTGAACATGAATCCGGTATGCCGACCGAGAATATCCGGCAAAAACGCACAGGAAGCAATCGCGCAGCTATTAGAAGAAGCTGTGATCGAAAACAACTATACGGCGTGGTCGGATATCACAACCAGAAACAGCACACAGATAGACGACGTGTTAAGCGTCCGAAACATTCTAGGCGGGACAAAAGGATCAATCCTTGACGTCTGGGGCGGGGAATATCAATTCGATAACTTTATTGTGAAGCTGCATAAATCCCGCGGATCAGATACCGGGGCGACGATCCGGTACGGAAAGAACCTGATTTCAGCAGAACAGGAAAGAAACATCGGCGACGTGATAACGGCGATATTCCCGTATTGTTATTACACACCGGAAAAGGAAGAAGGAGCAACGGAAGAACCAGATCCGGTTTTCGTCTCCCTTCCTGAAAAGTTTATCAACACACCAAACGCGGGCAAATACGCCCGCCTAAAGTGTGCGCCGATGGATTTTTCAGACGAATTCGAAGACGGCGTGATCGTATCGGAAGAAATGCTTCGCAAGGTTGCAAAAGCCTATACAGAAAGCGGAATCGACGAACCGAAAATATCGATCAAAGCAACATTCCAAAATCTGAAAAAGACAAAGGACTATGAAAATATACAGGCACTTGAAACGATCGGAATTTGTGACACTGTAACGGTCATGATCGAAAAACTGGGAATCGAAGTCAAAGCAAAGATCATTAAATACTCATACGACAGCATCAAAGAGCGATTCGACAGTGTAGAGATCGGAGAGCCAAAAACAAACCTGACAAAAGCGATCACGGCAGCACAGAAGGAACAGAAAGAACAGATCGTAAAATCCGCCACCCGTGCGGAAATTATACAGAAGCGTATCGAACAGACCATAAAGGACGTGACGGCAGCGATTACGGGCAATTCCGGCGGCCATGTGCTTTTATACCCGGCAGAGAATCCGCAGGAAATCTACATCATGGACACGGATTCAACAGCAACGGCAAAGAACGTATGGCGGTGGAATCTGGCCGGACTGGGACATTCAAGCAACGGAATCGGCGGACCGTTTGAAACAGCGATCACGGCAGCAGGTCAGATCGTGGCCGATTTCGTGGCGGTTGGAAAACTAAACGGCGCACTGATTGAAGCCGGGACCATTAACGCGGAATCCCTGTCGGTAGAGTATAAACAGAGTGTAAAAAAGTATACAGACGACGGCGACGCGAAACTGTTATCGGAAATGAAGTCGCGATTCGAAGTAACAGGCGAATCAATCACGGCGGAAGTGGAAAGAGCGCAGGCAGCAGAAAAGACCATATCGGACGATCTGGAACTGACAAAGCAGGACGCGGAAGATTTCAAAGAAAATGTCGAAGGAGCATTCCGGGACGGCATAATCACGGAAACGGAAGCACAGACGATCGAAAGATACATCAAAGAACTGGAAAAAGACAACGCTTCAATTCAGAAACAATATAACGCGGTTTTGGATTCGGCTTCAAGACAATCAGCAACAACGGGAAGCAATTTTTCGATTAAATTCAATGCAGAATGCAAGACGGAAATATCATCAAGTGGCACGAAATACGATTATCTGTATTTATTCTACCAGAAGGACGGCAAGATCTACAAAGCACTGAACAAAGTAAGCGGCGCAGATATCGCCGGGAAAACGTATATCGTGCCGTCAACAGATATTTATATTCAATGGTATTCGGATAGTTCGGGTAATAAATACTACGGATTTTCAATCGACGAGATCAAACAGGTATCAACGGCGGCAGATACAACCGGAACGGAAAGTACACTTCCGACTTACGAAGTGATCGAAGCTGCCACCGTGTCAATGATCCAGACGTCGCACCCATACGAAAATAATATGCGTAAGTTGTGGCATTACAAAAAGCGGACGGCCACACGGTCAACACTTATAAGCAAGAAAAACGCCTACACGAACGCATACAACGCGTTGATAGCCGCAATCAACAACGCAATTTCAGACAAAAAGATCACGACGACAGAGAAAGCAAACGTCAATACGAAATTCGATGCATATAACGCAGCACTGGCGGATTTGAAAGAGACAATCGAAGCAGCGGGCGTGGACGTAGCAGCAGTCGCGGCGGCAGCAGTCGCAGAGTACGCAAGGGCGGCGATCAAAGTAGAAGCAGACAAGATCGAACTCCGGGTAACATCGGCGCAGGCGGAATCCCTGATCGAGCAAAAGGCGGATTCTATCAGACTGAAAGCGTCGAAGATTGCATGGTCGGCGACCTATTCTTCTATGAGTGAATCCGGCATTTTAAAATGTACGTCCGCAGAATTAAAAGGATCTATGAAATGCGGGTATGATTCCGGGTACTGGGTAGAACTTGCAGGAAGCGGAAGACTGACTGGTGGTTATGGACCGACACAATACGGATATATTGACTATTCAGCAAGTGCCACGGACGTAGACACCGGGGCAAGATACAACGGCCTACAAGTACAAGGCGGATGCATGAGAATTTCAGTCAATCAGTTAGCGACAAGAAAAACAAGCAACACCGGCACACTTGCGTATATCGGAGCAACAGGAACATTCAAATATATAAGCGAAATTCAGGACAACGGCGATGGGACGATCACATGGTGGAATTCAACTGTTAGTTTTGAGAATGGACTTATGGTTTCGTCACTGTAAAGGAGAAAAAATGGAACTGGGAGAAACATTACAGATTTTAGAAGGAATTATCTACGAAAAGGCAAAAAGAGAATTGGAAGCGGCGGAAACGCCACTATCACTTCAAACGGTCGTCATGGACGCGGTAGCGGCAAAATTCAAAGAAGAAGCATATGAAAATTTGAGAATCCGCACGATGCAGAAAGAAACACAGACAGAAGCGCGCACCGGAACACCGGAAGAACTTCTGAAAGAATTAAATGAGGGAGAGGGGGCGAAGGAATAGTGAAAGGCTACGCAGCGGAAATAAACGGCGACGCAATCTTCCTGACGAAAGACGCACAACTTGACACGGCGTTAAAAAACGGTTGTAACATTGTCAGGATCGAAGATGACGACGGGCAAACAATAATTGCCACACCGGAAAACGGTTTTCTTGAAGACCGTCCGACATTGGAAGAAACAGGAACAATGACCAACCCATACGCGGAAGCGTTGGCAATGCTAGAGAAAGGGGAAAACTAATGGCAGATATCACAATCACACAAAAGATCACAATCGAACTTGACGGGAAAAGCCCATTTGAATATGTCGTGATGAAACAGGGCGACAAGGGTTCACGAATTCTGGCCGTCTCATTATTACAAAACAAACAACCGTATGAAATCCCGACGGGTTGCACCGCGCGGATTAAATACTATAAGCCGGACGGAAACCCGATATTGAATGACTGCACCCTGTCAGGGAATGAAATTCTTGTAACATATACGGAACAGATGTTAGCGGCTGCAGGCGTCGGAAAAGGCGAAATTGTTCTGTTAAAAGGCGGAAAGGAATTGAAGTCAGCAACCTACTACACGAAGATCGTGGAAACGGTATACAAAACCGAAGGACTGACAAGCGACAAAGAATTTCTTTCTGTAGCAACTGTATTAAACGACATGGATCAGGCGGCGCAGAAGGCAACCGCCGAAGCGAAGATCGCGGAAGCGGCGGCAGCGACGGCGACAGAAAAGGCGCAGGCAGCAGGCACGGCAGCAGGAAAGGCAACCACGGCAGCAGGAGCAGCGGACAGAGCGAAAGCGAATGCAGACGCGGCAACGAAGGCAGCAAACGAAGCGAAGACCAATGCAGAGAAAGCCACGGAAGCAACAAAAGCAGCGATCAAGAATGCAGAAGAAGCAACAGAAACGGCGAACGCGTCAGCATCTGGGGCAGACATTGCAAAGACCAATGCAGAGAAAGCCACACAGTCGGCAAATACGGCAGCAGGCGACGCACAGAAGGCAACTACGGCAGCAAAAGCAGCAGCGGCAGCATGTGAAGGAATCGCGGCGGGAATCAACACGATTGCAGATACAACAACCGGGAAAACCTACACGATCGGAGTAGACGCCGGACGAATCTATTTAGAAGCGAGGGACTAAAACATGGGAGAAAGAATCTATTTTGCAGATAAAGAAACACTGGATAAAACACACGCCAACACAGAAGCGATTCTGGCAGCAGTAGAAGGCGATGACGGAAAACATAAAAACCACATCCGGTTAGGAATCAAGATTGACAAGAACAACAGCAATCCAAAAACCCGCGTCGAGTACCTTTACGACGCCGTGGGAATGACACCGGCCGCAATGGACTATTCAAACGGCGTTTTCAACTACGGATCATGGGAAAACGAATACTTCGCGGCGAAAGACAAAAACTACGCTTGCATGGTCAAATTTGACGGCACAGAAGACTATAAACTCAACCCGAACGATTATTCGAAGAAAGCGGACGGCACGGAATCAGACGTCGCGAATGTCGCATACGGCGGAAACGCAATGGCGGCATTTGTCGGCGGTTGGTTATGTCAGTATGAGACAAAAACACATGAGTATATCATATGGTCCGACGTTCAGTACGACGACAGCTATAATTGTAATCACAGAAAAGATCAGACCGGGGCGATTCGTCCGGGATTCTACAGAAGAATCTACACGCCGACTTTATACAACAATGTCGCCCGTTCAATCTCCGGTCAGCTTTCAATGATGGGCAAAAACGCCACACAGGAAAGAAACTACATCAAAGCAAACGGCAGCGAGTGGGAGCATACATCGTGGAGCGAATACAATTACATTATTTGCCTGTTAAAGATCATGGCAAAAACGGACGATCTGAAAACCGCATACGGAAACGGTAATATGAACGGATATGTCAACGATTCAGCGCAACACTACGGCGTATTACAGGCCGGCACACTGAACGACAAGGGACAGTTCTTCGGGTATAACGCAAATAACAAACAGGTAAAAGTATTCCACACAGAAGCACCATGGGGCGATCAGTGGGAAAGAATCATCGGTCTGATTTGCGACCACGGAAAAGCAAAAATTAGCGCATACGGACCGTATAATTTCACGGGCGAAGGTTACACGGAAGTATACGACTATGTGGAGAAAAATGGAATCACAGCAGCAACGGGCGGTTGGGCAAAGGATTCTATTTCGACAGAACTTGGACGACTGCCGATCACATGGTCCGGGGCTTCAAACACATACTTGACCGCATATTTTTACATCAACCCGACGATTGTTGCGGTGGCGATCGTTGGCGGCGGCGCGGGCAGCGGTGCGAGGTGCGGCTTTTACGTGGATCTGCACTATTCCGCGTCGAATGCGCTCTGGAGCATCGCGCCGGGCCTTTCTTGCAAAATGCCTTTAGCGGCATAGCCGCAAGGGGGATCGGGGGATTTCTCCCCCGCATAGCTTAAAGGAAGAAACAAAAGTAAATATATAAGGGGATAACTTGCGCGCGGTGGCGATCGTTGGCGGCAACGCGAACAACGGTGCGAAATGCGGCTTTTACGTGAATCTGAACAATTCCGCGTCGAATGCGAACTGGAACATCGCGCCGGGCATTTCTTATTAAATCATGGGACATTAACCAAATGCGCGAGTTATTCCTACACCACAGCAGATTGAAATATCTGTAAAGTGAAAATAAAACCGATAAAGGCGCGGACTGGTAAACGCCGGGAATCCGGTAGTTGTATAGCGTGTTGAAGACCCGCGAGGTAATAAGAAAGAATGATAACATTTAAAAACATAGATCAGAATTTATATGATCCAGAAGGGTTGAAAACTGATTTCAGAAAAACAGCGAAAGGAAAGAGCGGAAAAGAACAGGTTCGGAAGGTAAAGAGAAACCCGGAAAAATACGAAAAGGAACTGGAACGACAGCTTCGGACGAATACATTCACGAAGGCGACGCACCAGACGGAAACGATCAACGAATATTCATGTAAGAAAACACGGGAACTATTGAAGCCGACGTATTTATACGAACAGCCCGCACACCACGCACTGATCCGAGCAATTATGCCCGCACTTATGCGCGGAATGTATGATTTGTCGTGCGGATCGATACCGGGGCGCGGTCCGCATTACGGAAAACGATTTGTTGAAAAGTGGATCAGGAACGATCCGAAAAACTGTAAATATGTATTAAAGTTCGATATCCGGCATTTCTTCCAGAGCATACCGCATAGAAGACTAAAGAAGGCACTGAAAAAGAAAATCCGGGACCGTGTAATTTTAAAGAAATTATTCGCCGTGATCGATTGTTGCAAACAGGGCGTACCGATCGGATTTTATACGTCGCAATGGTTCGGGAACTTTTATTTGACACCATTAGACCATTACATCAAAGAAAAACTTCACGTAAAGAAAATGATCCGGTATGCCGACGACGTGGTATGTTTCGGCAGAAACAAAAAGATATTGCACGAAGCACGAAGAAAGATCGAACAATTCCTGAACGAAGAACTGGGCTTGAAAATGAAACCGGACTGGCAGGTATTTAGATTTGAATATACCGGAAGGGACGGAAAGATTCATGGACGCGCCCTTGATTTTATGGGATTTGTATTTCATAGAAACAGAACAACAATCAGGAAAAGCATTTTGAACAGAATTCAAAAGAAAGTCAACAAAGTGAAAAGAAAAGGGAAAGTCACGTGGAAAGATGCAGCGTCTTTACTTTCAAGAATCGGATATTTTACGCATACCGACACATACAACTACTATCTGGATCATGTAAAGCCTTATATTAAAGTTAAGGCATTGAAACAGTTAATCAGCAAACACACAAGAAGGGAGCGACTAAAAAATGGAATGGATCAAAAGAGAAGGAACACAAACAGAACGCCCGGCGGATTTAGACATCACATCGAGCGCGACAACCGTATACCAGAGAAGAAACCAGAAACAGGAAGAAAGAGAGAATCAGGACGGAACAAAGGAACTGATCTGGACTTACGAAGAAATGGAAATGAGCCGGGAAGAATACGACAGAGGACAGGCGGAACTTGCGTCGCCGCTTGCACTGGCAATCATGCAGAGCAACACGGAGTTGATCGCAAAGAATGAGTTATTGCAGATTCAAGTCGAAATGTTACTGGACACATTAAGCAACACAGACGAAACGGAAGGAGAATAAACAATGTATGAAAAATTGAAAAATCAGTACGAACAGGGATTCGTTACAAAAGACACACTGAAAACATGGGTTAAAATCAACACCCTGAAACGCGGCCGCGGAATTACAAAGACACAGTATAAAGAAATTACAGGGGAAACGTACACGGCATAAAAACAGGTCAGAAATGACCGGATAAAAGAAATAGAATCATAACAGAAAGGCGGGTGGAAGGAGTGAAAAAATGAATGAATGGAGCGTTATAGTTATGCTAATCACGTTAGGCGGCGGAATTATCGCGCTTGTACGCCCGATCGTAACACTGACAAAAGCGATCACAGAATTAACCGTCACTTGCAAGAATTTAGACGGACAGTTCGCAGCCATGCAGAATAAAAACACAGAGAGCCATAGGAGAATCTGGGAGCATAACGACGAACAGGACAAAAGACTAAACGACCATGAAGCAAGATTGCAAAATATAGAGCATGGAGAAAGGAGAAACGCACATGAAAGTAACTAAAGGAACGATCGCAAGAACCGCGATTCTGGTTTTAACCATAATTAACAGCGGACTTGCAATTTTCGGAAAAAGCCCGTTACCAATCAGCGACGAAACCGTGACACAGGTTGTATCGTTTGGATTTTCCACTGCAGCCGCACTGGTTGCATGGTGGAAGAACAACAGCTTCACAGTTCCCGCGCTGAAAGCGGACGCAATGATGAAGGAAACGCGCGTATATGAGCGGAAAGGACGAAAATAATATGAGTATGAATGGAATTGACGTCAGCGGGTGGCAGAAAGGCATTGACCTTTCAAAAGTTCCCGCCGATTTCGTAATCATCAAAGCAACACAGGGTACAAGCTATGTAAATTCTGATTGCGACCGGGCATATCAGCAGGCGAAAGCCGCCGGCCGGTTACTGGGCGTATATCATTATTTTTCAGGCGGCGATCCGGCCAAAGAAGCAGAACATTTCGTAAACAACATTAAAGGGTATATCGGCGACGCTATTCTGATTCTTGACTGGGAAGGAGAGCAGAACGCGAAGTTTTCTCAGGGGCCGGCAATCGCAAAGCCGTTTCTTGACAAAGTAAGAGATCTCACAGGCGTAAAGCCGTTGATCTATATGTCAAAAAGCGTATGTCGTCAGCACGACTGGGCGGCGGTAGCTGCCGAATATAGTTTATGGGTTGCACAGTACGCGAACAATAACGCGACAGGCTATCAGGCAAACCCATGGACGGACGCAAAGGGCTTCGGAGCATGGGGAACGCCCGCGATCTTCCAGTATTCTTCCGCCGGCCGTTTATCCGGTTACAACGGAAATCTGGATATGAATATCGCATACATGGACGCGACAGCATGGAAAGCCTACGCAAAAGGTACGCAGGCGATCCAGACACCGAAAGCAGACGCACCGAACGGATCAGTCCTTGATCTGGTTTACGACGTAATGACTGGGAAGTATGGAAACGGCGACGCAAGAAAAGCGGCGTTGGGTTCACGTTACAATGAAGTACAAAGCGAGATCAACCACATTCAGGAAGCGTCAGCGGCAACACTGGCAGCCGAAACGAAGGCGGGTAGATACGGAAATGGCGACGTGAGAAAAGCCGTATTAGGCGGCAAATACGACGCCGTACAGAAGATCATTAACGGGCAAAGCACGGGAAGCGGATCTGGCGCGGTGTACTACACGGTAAAGAGTGACGACACCTTGTCAGGAATCGCGGCGAAGTATGGCACTACATACCAGAAGATCGCACAACTTAGCGGAATCAGCAACCCGAACAAAATATACGTCGGGCAGAAAATCCGCGTAAAATAA